CACTTTAGAGGTGAGTAATATTATTTCAATGGAAGTTTTGCTACTGATTTACCCTTACGATGCCTGTCAATAAAGTTCATTGCAGATTGACGATTGCGACACTCTTTAATAACTCTGCCCTGATGTATGATTGCTAGTCTTACATTACTGTTTGCAATCGGCACAGCAGCATAACACAATGGGTCTTCATATTTGCCCACCATAAATCCCTCTTCTACTGGTTTGGATTCTAATATGCTGCTCTTAGTTTGTATTAGTTTCATCCAAATGCCTCAGTCAGTGGCGTTACATATTTGTCGGTGATAGATTTAGGCGGTGTTGGTGCTACATTTGGTTTGTTTAGATCTTTCATTATGATTTGCTTTGGAAGAAAGTTCCAACAATAGTAACTGCTACTGAATGTAATCTTGTTGTTGACTTGTCCATTAACATTGACGAACTCCATCCTTTCAGTGAACATCAACAACTGCAAATCCTTATCCATAAACAGTTGCTTTGGTGCAGAATCGTTCAACCAAGTGTTAGTCATGATCAGTGCAAATGGTTTGTTGAATGATAGCGCACGCTCAAAGAATTTGCGTTTGTTACTAAAAGGTGGATTTGATACCATTACATCCCAATGAAATGGTTCATAGGTAAAGAAGTCTTTACCCTCATCAATATGAGAGTATTCAACACTATTAGTCTGAGAGATTTGCTTGACAAACTCACTCTCTGCGGTATCAAATGGACACCACACCTTTGCATCTTTTGGAATATATTCCAAGATTGGTTCTACACCATAAGGAGGAGTATAGCACTCGTCGTTGTTACCCGACGAGTACAATACTTTGCCACTATCAATTTTACTCATATCGCAACATTTGAACGTCAATGGTAACATTATGCCATTCGCCTAGTTTAGCATACTTTTCACGAATAGTTTTTTCAATGTTACCTTCCGCCCACTGATCTGCCTGCGCCACAGTTGAGCAGTACAAAATTACAAGTGCTTTTCTCTTACTATGTTCTTGCATTTCACTAAATGCAGCAGAGATTCCAGTGTCACTCCAACTAACAAGTGTTCTAGGATCACATACAACATAATCTTTATATTGAACCATATTCTCAAAAGCATCTACCTGTTGAGTCAGTTGACCTTTAGTGTAAGAAATAAGAGGTTCACGACGACCACCAACATCATCACGATTTGAAACCCAATTTCCAACAGTTTGAGATGAAATGTGAGGATAACGTGCAAGAAGTTCTTTAATTTCATTTCTGGGCAGTTTAGGATCTAAACCCTCCTCTGCACGTTCATCCATCATTTGATACAATTCATTCCTAATATCATTATCGTGAACATCAACTTTTTCAACTTCTTGTTTGTTAAGAAGATTACCAAGTTGAATTGCATTAGACTTTTTCCCACCCAGATCTTTTTCATAATCAACGATATAAGCATCAGATTCAGTCATTCCCATAAGCAATGCCATCTCAGCGGTGTGGTTGCCATTGCCAATTTTAAGAATGTTACCCAGTTTAGGGAATTTAATACAGGTAAGTGGTTCTAATCCAGAAGTATTTCCAGAAACCTTCATCTTATTGACAGCACGATTGATGCGATCAATATCTCTATCACGATCACGAACTTGAATACGACTCTCTCTGTCAGGAATCATCTCTCCAGTGACAGTTGGTTTGAAAAACTGAGCGAGTTGTACTTTTTCAGTCGGATACTTGCCAGACTTAATTTGTTGTGCAAGAGTTGAGATTTTGGTCATGATCAATAGAATGTGTTTGGATTATGGCACAGATTGTGCTTAGTTGTCAACCCACAATGCGGGTTCCAAGTGTTTCAATCTCTTTTTTAGAAATAGTCACACCGATGCGAGGATCTTTGCCAATCCCCTTTGACTTCTTGGTATATTGTTTGCGTGCTTTAGGAAGAATGATTGAGAGCACATCGTTGCAATCAAGTTTCCACACTTCTACAATTTTACCACTCTCATAGCGTGCATAATAGTGGTTCTTATACTTTCCGATCTTATCTTCAATCAAATAGCGTTCCTGCTCTTCCCAAGTATCTTGAACGCTGATACCGTTGTAAGTAGCATTGATGCTATTTGCGATTGTAGATTTATACTCTGCTCCACCATCTTCATCGAAAGCATCAGCGCCACTATAATCATCAGCAACGCGATGACCTAGTGTGCCTGCCATGTGAATCTCACGGGAGCGAGCATAAGAGAAAGGATCTCCCCAACCTTGATTCTCACAAAGTTGATACATTTCCTCAAACAATGCTTGAAACTTTTGTTCTGGAGTCATTGTGGTGATGCTCATACCATAGGAACAGTTTAGAGGTGAGGTATATTATTACCTACGAATCTCTGAGATAGCGGGTTGACCTTGATTGAAGACAACATCAACAACTGCCTGCACTTTGCGAGCAGTGCTGATACCAACACTGTCATAAGTTGGGACACAAACTAAACCAAAGGTCTTAGATTCTGCACCCAAACGGATAACACGACCAATAGATTGACTGATGCCAATGTAATCCATGTTTCGCATAAAGATGACTGCTTCAAGTCCTTTGACGTTGATACCCTCAGACAGAATACTGTGGTGAATACATACAAACTTCTTGCTAGGATCTTTGCCCCAAGTGTTCAGTGTGTTGAAGAACTCTTCGCGGTCAACTTTCTTGCCGTCGATGATTGCACCAGTCTTAGATGTAATTGCCATCCAAGAATATCCACGACGATACAACTGGACACAGAAATCAGACTGAGAGATAAGACCCATAATCTGCTTAGTTGTGCGAGCACAAATCAAAGTCTTGTCAATCTTGTTATCATCAATAGTTTCCAACAGATTGTCACTGTCCTCCGCATACATCACCTTGCGACCCTTGATAATATCAAGTTTCTTGATGACAACTTTGGGAGGAAGAATGTAACCTTGCTCAACAAGTTCAGGAGCAGGAACATTTGCAATAACCTGACCATAGACAGACCAGTTCATGCCTGGTTTCTTCGGAGTCAGAGAATGTTTGGGAGTTGCAGTATAGAAATAGCAACGATCTGCGTTCTCTGCAAAGAACTCAGTAGCAGGGAAAAAGTGACGTTGAACGCTGATAACATTCTCACCAGCAGTCCGTGCTACGTTGTTAAACAGAGCAATCTTTTCAGACTTGGTTGTAGAGAAGTAGTGTGTCTCTCCACTATGAACGTGCATCACATGTGTGTAAGCAGTATCAACAATCTCCATAAACTCAGAGCACAGTTGCTCTGCCAAAAGGATGCGCGGAGCAACAACAACAGTAGTGGTGCCGTTGTTGATAACATTGTGACGACGCTGAGTATCAAGAATCATGGTGAGAGTTTTACCACCACCAGTGGGAACAATCACCTGACCTTTGTCATACGCAAGCATACGATCAAGGATACGCTGTTGATGAGGACGAAGGGAAATAGTCACAGTCGGGTAGTCTGACACCAAAGAATAATAATAGCACCCTTACAGACGATTGTAAAGGGCGCTCAGAGTGCTTATACTATACAGACGCTTTAGAGGTGAGTATTATTTTATGTGGACATTCTCTTGTTTACTCTACCAGCAATCTTCATCTTACCTTTCTTGTCAGGGTTCTGACCTGTTGCTTTCTTATACTTATCAGTTTCCTGCTGCTTAAATACACTCTTCAAATATCTCTCACCTTCACCTCTAATCTTATCTCTTTCTGCTCTAGTTTTACCTGATGCTTTTGCAGGTTTGTAATTAGGATTTACTTTCTTTGCTTGCTTCTTCTTCAGTAATTCGCTAGCAGTTGGTGTTGCTTTCTTCTCAGGTGCTGGTTTGCCACCTTTTTTAGCAGCAATTCTTGCCTGTGCTGCTTTCTTTCTCTCTGCTTTTGCTGCTGCTAATTGGGTCTCTCTTGCAGATCCTCTTGCCTGTGTTGGTTGCTGCTCTCTCTCGCTACGTTGTCTCTGTGTACCAATATCTTTGCGTGGTTTGTAATCCTTAGCGGGGACCATTTTGCCCCCGCCAGCAGCTTTCATTCTCCTCTTTTCTGGTTCGGT